TTGTAAAAAATGGTAAAATTAAATAAGAGGTTAATATGGCAAAAGGCTTAGATTGTGGAACAAGTTATTATATAACAGCCACAGAAAATAGTATAAAAAAACAAAGAAATGTATTCTTAACCGTTGACGGAGATGCAAATCAAGTCAAAAGAATGTTAAAAAGACAAAAGATACCCTTTGTAGAAAAAGCAGGTAAAGTTCATATCGTTGGACAACATGCTTTTAATTATGCTCAAATATTTAGTAATACAGATTTAAAGAGACCTATGTCTCAAGGATTATTAAATCCTAAAGAAAAAGATGCACTACCTGTATTGAATGCAATTATAGGTGAGTTGGTTGGAAAGGCAAAAGGTAAAGAAACTTGTGTTTATTGTGTACCTGCTAAACCAATCGACCAAACAAGAGAAGTTTCTTATCACGAAGATGTATTGAAACAGATTATTGAAACATATGGATACGATGTCAAAGTTATAGAGGAGAGTGTTGCTCTCGCTTACGAAGGCCTTGTGGATAATGATTTAACTGGGATTGCAATATCTATGGGTGCTGGGATGTGTAATGTATGTGTGATGTATCAAGGGATGAGTGCACTCTCCTTTTCTGTAGCAAGAGGTGGAGATTGGATTGATGAATGTGTGGCATCAGATTGTGGTGTTACAAAGGCAAAAGTGATATCAATAAAAGAAAGTTCAAGTAACTTAGATTTAACAAAAAGTGCTATAAATGATATTTATAGTGAGGGGAGTGATGAGTACAATATTATAAATGCTATTCGTTCTTATTACGGAGCACTTATCAACTATTTGTTGACAAATTTAAAACATCAGTTTGAAAATGCTGAAAGTGTACCAAACTTTCCTGACTCCATTCCAATTGTATTTGGGGGTGGTACAAGTTTAGTAAGGGGTTTTATGGATGTAGTTGGAGAACAATTTAATCAAGATGAGTTCCCAATACCAGTATCAAAATTCACATTAGTCGAAGATGCTCACACAGCAGTCGCAAGAGGTTGTTTAAGTGAAGCACAATTAATCGAGGAGGAAGAGGGTGAAGATAACGAGAAGTCAGCTTAAAGAACTAGTTAGACAATCTATTTATAATTCAATATCTGAAGAAGATAATGATAAATACACTCATATAGCATATGGTGTGTATAAGAAGAAAGGACAAGAAAAGAATAAACTCGCCCCTACTTTTAAGAAAGATGATTCTGGAAAATTTGTTCCTTTTGATAAAGGTGATGGTGAAAAAGAAGAACCTGAAAAGGAAACTAAACCAAGTACAAAAATTAAATCAGACCCATTTGATAACGAAGATGAAATGGATGGTGATGATGAAGATGAACCAGAAGGTGATGATAGTGAAGATGATTCGAAAGATGAAAAAGAAGAAACGACAGAAAAAGCTAAAGATGCAGTAAATTGGTTTAAGAAAGCAATCGGAAGCAAAGAGGATATGGTTAAAATAATTAAAAGTGATGAACTTTGGGATGACTATAAAAGTAAATTTGAAGCTGCAACTAAAGCTACCGAAGACGCTTTGTCTATATTAGATCCTGATAAAGAAATTAATCCTGAATTTGAATCAGTCCACGAATCTAAAAAAAGAAGATTCACTGTAAAAGAAGTAAGAATGTGGATGAAAAAATTAGAAGAAAATCGTTATAAGAAAGTATATAATTCAGATGCTCGTAGAGTGGCTTGGATGGTGAATAACGAAGGTGTTGAATTAAGTGAAATGCCAAAGTCAATGTCAAAGAAATGGACAAAGGCTCAATACGGAAGAGAAAGATATTTGGCTACTGAGTTTATAAAATCTAAATCAGAACAAATGAATGAAGGAAAACTTACAGAAAAGAAACAAGGTTATGTTGTAGCTGATATCTATGGTGGTGTGTATACTAAGAAAGCAGTTAGTGAAAAAAAGGCATTAGCTATGTTAAATAAAATGGCTCATTTTGGTGGTGATAAGATTTTTATGATAGGAGTAGAAGCTTGGAATAAACCACATAAAATGAATAAAAAGAAAATTATGGTTAAAGAAGAAAAACTTACATCAGAACAAAAATTAAGAGAACAAATTAGAGAAATCATCAAAGAACAATTGAATGAGGCTAAAATGGTTTCTTTAAATGGACAAACAAAAGACTATAAAAAAGTTGTTAAACTATTTAAAAAAATGAAATTAAAAAGTCCAAAACAATATGATTTAAAACCAACAGGTACAAATACATTTACGATAAATATAGATAAAAAATTCTATAATAAATTTATCGAATTAGCAATGAATAATAAAATAGACATAAGAGGTTAATATGAGAAAAAGAAAGAACTTTAGGAAAAGACCTAAAGACGATTCAAAAGGGTTATCAGTAAAGGTATGGAACAACAATGTAGAAGGGGCTTTAAAGGTTTTCAAAAGAAAGGTTAAAGATTCCAATATAATGCAAGAATTAAGAGAAAAGCAATATTACACAAAACCTTCTAAAAAAAGAAGAGAAAGAAAAAATATGGCTATTCTACGAAACAAATATAAAATACAAAAAGAACAAAAAGATTATTAATTTTTTATAAATTTGTATATTTATATACACAAACCTATAATACACTGCCATTCATTTATGCGGTGTCTAAATATACTTAACACTATTAAGTTTCCAAATAAACTTATTCCAAATAATATATAATGAGGAGAAATATCATGGGTGATATTTTAAAAGAAGCTATAGCAGATGCTAAGGCAGTTAGAGAAACTGCATTACAAAATGCTAAAATGGCTTTAGAAGAGGCATTCACACCTCAACTGAAATCTATGCTTTCTGCTAAACTAAAAGAGGATGAACTTGAAGAAGGTGATCCTGTTTTTGAAGATGAAGAGGGTGAAGATGAAGATGATGCTGAAGAGGGTTACCACGAAGGCGAACATGGTGAAGACGATGAAGAAGCTGAAGAAGGTGCTCACGAAGGTGAACATGGTGAAGACGATGAAGAAGCTGAAGAAGGTGTCTACGAAGACGAGGAAGATGAAGATGAAAGAGAAGAAGAGGGTCTTGAATTAGAAGACATTATTCGTGAACTTGAAGCCGAACTTTCTGAAGAAGCTGAAATCGAAGAAGGTGAAGAACCTGTTGAAGAAACTGTTGACGAGTCTGAAGAAACTGTTGACGAGTCTGAAGAACCTGTTGAAGAAGAGTATGAAATTACTCTTGAGGGTGAAGATGATGATGATGATAAAGAAGAGGTTGATGAAGAATATGACAAATCTTCTGGAATTGGTAAAAGTGATAATTCCGTAGATAAAGTATCATCTTCTGGAATCGGATCTGGTAAAAAAGGTATGAAAGAATCTTTAGAGTCTGAACTTAATGAATACAAAGAAGCAGTTAAATTCTTAAAAGACAAACTTCACGAGGTTAACATCTTGAATGCTAAATTACTATTTACAAACAAGCTGTTTAAAGAGTTTTCTTTAGACAATAATCAGAAACTTAGAGTTGTTGAAACATTTGATAGAGCACACACAACAAGAGAGATTAAACTAGTTTATTCTACTCTATGTGAACAGTTCGGTGATAATGGTTCAATTAAACGAAAATCAATTAACGAATCAGCTAGTTCTGCTGTTAGTTCAACTAAACCTTCTAAAGAATCAAAGAAAGTGATTACTGAAGAACAAGAAGTTGCTAACAGATTTAAGAAACTTGCTGGTTTAATATAACTTAGGAGAAAATAATCATGAGTGATTATGTAAATAATGCGTTATTAGACGCAAGTCCTTACAAGAAACAACAAGAAGAAGCTAAGTCTCTCGTTAATAAATGGGATAAGACTGGTCTTCTTGATGGTTTGAATGAGGATTTTCAAAGAAGTGGAATGGCTGTTATGCTTGAAAACCAAGCAAAACAGTTAATTTCAGAGAACTCTGCTACTGGTGGTGGTGCTGGAACAGCATCTGCTGGTACTGCAGGTTCTGAAGAATGGTCTGGTGTTGCTCTTCCATTGGTTCGTAGAATCTTTGGTGAGATTGCAGCTCAAGACTTTGTATCAGTACAACCAATGAACCTACCATCTGGTCTAGTATTTTACTTAGACTTTAAATATGGTAAAGCTGTAAATGGATATGGTAATTCTGATGGTATTGATGTACCAGGTGATGATCCT